GGCTGCACCGCCGTTGCCCGCGCCGGACTTGCCTTTCTTCGCCTGCTTGCCCGCCTCGACGGCGTAATCCGCCTCGATCAAGCCTTCTGCAACCGCCCTGTCAAAGCCAGCGGTTTCGCCAGCGGCATAGCCGCGCCAGTTTTTTTCAAAAGTAACAATGACTTTGGTCATGGGGTGCTCCCGGAAATTGGAAGGAAAGCCCGGCGTACCGGGCGTACTGCGTTACAGGGAGCTACCCCATTTGACATCGGTCATCACCGCGACCGATTCGACGTGGCGCGGGCCGAAGTCATGCTTGGCGATTACCCGGACCAGGGTCTGATCACGCTGGAATGCGCTGATGACGTTGCCGCTGCCGTCTTTGTAGGTCGCCTCCTTGCTGAAATCGATGACCATGGCATCGTCTTCACCGATGAAGCAGTCGGCAAAGTCCGCGAAGTGGATCTCCGACGCATCACCGTCGACGCCCAGGTTGATCGGAATCTGCGTGGTCGTGCCGACCGGGAAGCCCTTCAGCAGATTCATGTCCAGTTCGGGGTAAGCCTTGTTGCCGTTGCCATCACGCAGCGCAGCCAGCCAGCGCTTGGTGCGGGGTGCCATGACAAAACCCGGAGAGGTCATGTTGGAGTTGGCGTTCTCCAGGCGCAGGATCAATGCGGAAAGCGCATTCTCCACCGCCTGCAGGGTCATCTCTGCAGGCGCAGCAAAGACGTTGAAGGACGGCGCCCAGAAACGCAGGCCCTTGGGCAGGTTGCCGGTACCGGCACCACGCAGAAAGGACAGGTCTTCTGCCAGAGCCACCGAGGCGGTGAGGTCGTTCACCACCAGGCGGTCTACGTTGGGGTTGGTGCCCGAGTACCCCAGCAGGTCGTTGCTGATCGGAACCAGGGCCGCCAGCTTCTTCGACGACAACTTGAGGTCGTCGAACTGCATATCGGTGGCAGGCATATCCTCTTCAGTACCGATGTACCCCACCACCGCACCCCCCTTGATGCGCGGTACGGTGAGGTTGCCATTTTCCAGTGGTAGCGAAACCGCGCCAAGTTTGCGAACCACCGACTTTGGCCGTAGCAGCTCGATGACTTCGCTGGAGAAGCTCTGCGGTACCAGTACCCCGCCGGCGCCTGGTGTTACGGTGCTGAGCGCCATGGCGATTTCAGGGTTGTAGCCAGAGTCGGCGGCGAGCTTTGCGGCAGCCTGCTGATCGCCACGAGAAGCGGCCAGCACGCGCACCATCTGAGCCATGTTGGCCCCCGGCACCGGCTTGGCAGTGAAAGGGCCGCTGATATTGCTGGGTGGGCCATTGATGCCCTGGGCGCTTTCATTGACCGGCACGGCACTGGTCGTGGCCATACGCTCAGCGGCCTCGGCACGAGCGAGCTTGTCGGTCAGCACATTGAATTGAGTGCTGAGTTGCTCGAACTGGGCCAGTTGCTCGGCACTGAGCGCAGTGCCAGCCGCTTCGATCTGGGCAAGCGCCTGGATCGAGCTATTGATAGTGGCGCGTTCGCTACGCAATTGAGTTACGAGGGACATGCTGCCTCCTGGGCATAAAAAAACCGCCATCAGGCGGTTGTGGTCACTGCCGCGAACGCGGTCAGAGTTGGGACTGAATGGCGAAGGCCGAGGCCCGCACGCTGATGCGCTGCTGTGTCTGAGGTCCTTGCCGCTGCGCACGGCTGAGGGCAACCGCACGCGAGAGGTTGTCCACCGCAAGTTGCGGCGATTCCAGGCGGTCAGCCAGGCCGATGGCGATCGCGGAAGCGCCGCGATAGCAGGCGGCTTCGGTGGCGATGATGTCCGCAACATCACGGCCGCGGTATTCGGCAACGTGGGTCGTGAACAGCTGATAGCTTTCTTGCACCACTTCGTTGAGCACCTGCAGAGATTGCTCGGTAATCGGCTCGTTCGGGCTCAGATCGTTCTTGTGCGCCCCGGCAAAGACCGTTGTGACCTTCACTCCCATGCCCTCGATCATCTTCGAGCGGTCCATGTGGCTGGCCACGACCCCGACGGACCCTACGCCGGAGGTCAGGCTGACCACGACCTCAGTGCAAGCAGACGCAATCAGGTACCCCCCGGAGTAGGCCATGAAGTTAACCAGGCCGGTGATTGGCTTGATCTTGGTCGCGGCGCGAATATCCGCCGCCAGTTCGAAGGCGCCGACCGCGCTGCCGCCGGGGCTGTCAATGTCGAGCACGATGTGTTCGACCATGGGGTCAGTGATGGCCTTATTCAGGGCTGCTCGCAGCCCTTCGTAGCTGGTCATGGTCTCGCAGGCGTTCAAGTGGCTACCGCGACTAACCAGAACGCCATGGACGGGAATCACCTCAACCCCCGTCTGAGCGATAGTGGCGCGACGCTGTTCTTCGCGGCGATCCTGCTCGGCCTGGTAGTCTTCATCGTCATAGAACATGGATGGGTTAGCAGCGGCGCCGCTCATGTTCAGATTTACGATGTTCAGGCTCATGGTCTGATTCGCCCAGCGCACTGCCAGGTCCAGCATGTCGGGCGTAGTCAGTAGCGGCTGATTGAACAGCAGGCTGGCAGCGCGCAAATGTCGTTTCATGCGGCAAGCATCCTCAGGATGTCGTCGCGCTGCTGCTCCAGCTGGGCGCGGACGTTGGGGTTGGTCATGTCGGGCAGGCCGTTGGCCACATCCGCCATGTTCAGCGGCTGCAAATAACTGTCGCCATTGGCAACGGGCGGCATGTTTTCCAGGCGACGGATGTCGTTGATCGACAGCCACCCCCACTGTCTGCCGATTGCATAGGCGTCATAGCGGCTTTTTTGGTCGCCGCGCAGCAGGCCGGACAGGTTGAACTCAATGAAGTAGTCCCGCCGTTCAGATGGCAACAGGAAGTCGCGCATCATGGCCTGCTCGTGGCGCTTCACCCAGGGCATCAGGGCGAAGATCACGTACTGAATCAGCAGCTGTTCAAGACTGTTGTAGCTGGCCTTCTCCAGTTCGTTGATCATGTGCGGCGGAATCTTGTAGATCCGGGCGATGTCGAGCCCGGTGGCCTTGAGGATCCCCAGCAGCTCGGCGTCGACGTTGTTCATCGACACCGGTTTGAAGGTCATCCCCTCCTGCAGCATCGCTACCTTCTTCGCGTTATCGATGCCTGAGAACTTGTTACCCCACTGATCGAGGACGCGATCGATAGTGCTCTGTTCCTTGATCGGCGGGGCCTCCCGAGGGCGCTCGATGACGCCACTGACGGCAGTGCCGTTGGCAAATGACTTGCCCGCGTACTGCCTCACAGCCTGCGCCAGGCCTACGGCATCAGCGTGAAGCTCAACAGGGGAGAGGCCGGTGTAATGGTTCTTTGTGTGCCAGCGCACATGGTGAATCAGGCGCATAGGCAGCGGATCGTGCCCGCCAATGCGGTACACCGGCCGCAGATCTCCGCCCTTGAGGACCGTTATCTTGTCGTTTCGCACCGGGTAGAGGGCCTTCACCGAACCATCATCGTTGCGCTCGATGAAGCTGTAGCAGTTCCCTCGCAGCCCCAGAGCGAGCTGACCGGACTCTCGGTACTCATAGGGGGTTTGCCAGGGGTTCGGCTGATAACGCAGAACGTCATAGAGCGGATGGGCCGTAGCCGACTCACGCTTGCCATCACCCAATCGGCGATACAACTCAAGCGGCAACTGACCCACGCTCTCCGCAAGCAGCGTGACGCAGGTCTGCAAGACGGTGATGGCCAGCGCGGTATCCGGTGTAACCGTGACCCCAGCCGCCGAACGACCGGAGCCGATCAAGCCCCGCCAGAAGCCTCCGCCGCCTTCTGAAACCAGTCCTTCATTACCACCGAGAAGATTGCTGAAGAACATAATCACCCTCCTTCTGGCGTGCGTTTGAGCTGTGCACGGGCTGCCGCTTTGTCGGCCAGCCAAGCCCAGCTAATCAGGCCAAGGCCGGCAGCGATGAATGCGGTGGGCACATGGATCAGGGCAATTCCGGCGACCAGCAGGCCGAAGCCAACCAGGCCAGCAACCCACGCAGCGATTGCAATGGTGTTCAAACCCCAACTCCTTCATCGTAAATGGAACTACCGCTGCTTCCGGAGGACACGGCCCCGCTGATACCGGTCGCCATGATCGCCGCGATGATCCCGTCAATTCGGCCGGTTGCTTTTGCCTTGTCGGCCTTCCGGTTGTTTGCTGGGTCGAAAACGATCACCGCATTGCCGGCGCACCAAGTCATCACTGGATTGCCATCGTGGCGCAGCGATTCGATGGCCTCCGGTGGCGGCGCATCATCGAAGAACTCTGCGGCTCCACCATTCTCATCCTGTGGCAGCTCAACCGTACCGAGCAGGCGGCGCTCAAACTCGTCTACCGCCGGCCCCATATCCTTGAAACCCTGCCCGAACTCAACGAGCTCAGGCAGTGTGATGTCGTACTCGCTCATCAGCTGCCGCATGTCTTCAATGCGCCAACGGTCAAAGGCGATCTTGTCCACCTGGAAGTAGTCGCAGATCGTCTGCATTCGACGCAGCACATGCAGCTTGCTGATCGCTCGACCTGGCGTCGTTTCAAGGTCCCTCGACTTAACCCATGCCGCGTAAGGCACCTTGTCGCGGGCTTCACGCTTGTCCAGGTCATGGTCAGGAATCCAAAAATACGGCAGTAGCCGCCAGTGCGGATCCTCATAGGTCGGATAGAAGAGCAGCACAAACGATGTCAGGTCAGTCGTGCTGGACAGGTCAAGGCCGCCAACGCTGGGGCGATTGCGCAGTAGCGACATCGGCACACGTTCTTCGGCCTGGCTCCAGACATCCCAGGAGATCCATGGCGACTCGGCACCGGTCCATTCGCAGAAGTTGAGGCGGCGCACCATGGCTTCCTTGCTCGGCATCCCGCGGGCTTCGGTCACCTGCTCGCGCAGGTACTTCATGCCCGGAAGATCAGCATCCTGCAGCGAAGGGTTCGACTTGAACCAGCAACTTTCGTCCTGGATCGGGTCATCACCCTCGTCCAGGGAGCAGATATAGGCAAAGAAGCCATCATCCGTGAGCGCCCCGGACGCCACGCGGGAACCGTACTCGTGGTACTCCCAGCAAGGGCCGCGCTTGTTGGAGCCGCTGTTCGTGATCATGAAAATGAGCGCCTGCTTACGGCTCTTGGTGCCGGCGCGCATCATCTCCACGACCATGTTGGTCTTGTGCTCGTGCACTTCGTCGATCAGCGCCATGTGAGGCCGTGGGCCCGACTGACCATCGTCCGAACTGATCGGCCTGAAGAACGATCCTGACTTGAGATAGGCCAAGTTCCAGATGTTCTGGCCGGTGCCGCTGCAGACCAGGCGCTTGGTCAACTCCGGAGATTGCTGCACCATCGCCACCGCGTCCCGGAACAGGATCATTGCCTGATCCTTTTTGGTCGCGGCAGCGTAGATCTCGGC